GGGCTCACGCTGTGCGCTTCCACATGCGGATAGACCTACCGTTATTGGATTCCCGTGTGCTCACCACGTAGTTCCCCATGGAGGTAATGACGCCCATGCTTGCCCATGACCGGAATAGGGCACCTATTTGGTTCGGGTGACCGTCGGGTAGGCCGATCGCTTCGATGAGTAGATCGGCGGTAAATAGGCCACCTATAGCCAATGATTTACGAAAGATAGTGGCCTGTATTCTCCAAGATTTATCTATCTCGGCGAGCACCTGGACGTCTTCACGATCGAATCGTTCGCAGTATGTGCAGAGTTGCCCGGTGCAATTATGGCCGGGCCGGTCAAGTTGGATATCACCAATCGAGTCAAATAGTGCTTCGTTCATTTGTTCCCCTTTTTTGCTAGTGGCTAGTGTGTTGGCGAGGCTACCCACTAGAAAGTAGCCCCGCCGAAGACATCCCGCCAACTCATTTGTGACGGGTACGCGGCTTCCCCTCCGCTGGAATGTCTGTGGCCCTAGTTTGGTCAGGCGTAGATGCCGTGTCAAGGTCTTTAGTCATTCCGGCGTGTTTGGCATGATCTCGGGTGACCAGCGGTCACGTGTGAATCGCCTATATGCCAGTGTGGGTTTACCGTCACGGATAACGATAAAAGCCTGCCCATCGAGACCTAAATGATCAAGGTCGAATAGGTAGTAGGAGGCGTTTAACACCGGTGCCGTGTCAGGTTCCAATGGTCGGCCCCCCGCCCATTATCCCATGCCGTATAGAAAGCCCGGTCCTGCCAGTAGCGGTTCCATGTTTGGATCGGGTAATCCCTTAGTGCCTTAATCTCTGAGATCAGGCCGTCGGCCGTCGATCGACTCTCGCGAATCATCATATATGTGAGGCTAATACGCCATTTATTGTCTAAGAATTGATACGCGCCGGATGCACTAGATATGGTGCCTCTAGCCCTATAGTTATAACGGGATTCCCTGTGCATTATGCACTGGCGAACTGATGCCCATTTACTGTGATAATGCTGACCGGTATACAGGCTGGTTTCGAGGCCTTTCCAGTCCTCGGCGTCTTTCGAGTGTGCGACGCATGCCGGGGCCGTGAGTAGGGCCGCGCACATAAGCACTTCCGTGATCATTTGTGCTCGATGATCGTCACCGTGCTAGAGATGCGGGTGCGCCTGGTTATGTAGGCGTCTACTGATTCGCGGTCGATCCTGCGGTGCCCGCCGGGTGTAACAATGGCGTCAATCCTGCCCGCGTCCGAATACCTGCGGATCGCGTCGCGTGACACGCCTAGCATTTCGGCGGCTTCCCCTGGTCGAATGTATGTCATGTGTTCCCCTTCGATAGACGTCGATACTAGTCGCTATTTGCTGTTTTTACGTGCTTTTGATAGATCACGACGCCAACGGGCTTTAGTGATTGGTGAGCGTGTCAGGATCGGCAAGGGAAAGACGGTACCGTCACGGTCAGCGTAAGAAGTGAAAGACACGTGGATATGTGCTTCGTGCCCGTAACCGGATCCGCGCCACTTCCACCACGTCCGCCGGTAGGTTCCGCTACTTATCCGGCCTTCGTACACCACATATTTAAGTCTTTTAGCACCGGGGAGACCGCTGGCCGCGTAATCAAGTAATTGGTTAGCGAGTCGTTTGGCGGTTCGCCCGTTCCGGTTACGGCCTTTCCCCATGTTCTCATCTAAGTCAATGGCCCTAACGATGCCGGCAGAATTCGGATTATGGTCAGAGGCTGAACCTCGCGCTGAATGGGATCGGTCACCAATCCACCCATCCGTACGCTTATCACGCTTAGGCCATTTTCGGTTCACCTGGTCACGTAGGGTTACGCCGCCTTTACAGAGTCTCGCCATGATCTAGCCTCCCATATCTTGAATCGTCGCCGTTGAGCGCGTTAATGATGACGGGGATTACTGCCGCCGATATGGCAACGATCAGCGGGTGCACATCGGACGTTGCGAGCCACGACAGGAGGGCGCCGAGTGCCGCCCCTGACGCGATTTTAACTATCGAGCCCTCCCATGTGGAGGCGAGCCAATGCTTCATCAGAGACCTAGTTTCTCGGAGATGCGATCGACTTTCGCGGCAACGTCGGCCAAGGATTCCCCACCGTTACGAAACCCGGGTTGAATTGCTTGGGTCGCTTTTTTGATCTCATCCCGTACGACGTTGCGAATTAGCCACACTAGACCGGTGCCCATAATTGCGAGCGCGGCTAAGGATGTGGCTATAAGCCCGACGACGTCCGTAAAATTCATGGGTCTACGCTTTGAGTTTCGCTCGGACAATTGCCCGGGCGCGTTCGGTTTCGGTAGCCAACTTAGGGTGCTTCGATGAAGTTGGCTTCTTCTTTGGCTCCACCGGTTCGGGTGGCGTGTCCACGTGTAGTTCTTGATCTATTTCACTCACTAGGTGCCTCCGCTGGTTGTTGGCTAACGAACTTGTCAAGTGTCGGGTCGTAGGTCATGCCTTGGCCTGCGTACTGGCCTCTAAAGTTCCCGTTGTACGAGGTTTGCAGCCAGTCCCCATCAATATTGATAGAGGCGATGAACGCTTGCCCGATAGGTTCCGACTCGGGATAGTCACCGCCGCCACAGTCTGAGTTGTCAATCACGATCACGTTTCGGACTATGCCGTCTTGTACTTGCGCGAAGTGAGCCACTTACACCACCACCCTCACTATTACGACACCGGAACCGCCGTTACCACCCAAACTCCAGCCGCCGCCACCGCCGCCGCCAGTGGATGCGGTTCCCGCTGTACCTGTGCCTGTGGATCCAGCACCTCCACCACCTGACCCGGCACCGCCACCGCTGGATATAGCACCTCCACCTCCGCCGCCTGAGCGAGTGACAGCACTGCCAGTTATCGAATCAACTGAGCCTGACCCTCCGGCAGCACCATTATTAGTTACTGTCGCATTAAAACCCACAGACCCTGCACCGCCACCCCCGCCAGTAGCACCGCTTACGCCGGAGCCACCGTTATTGCCGATACCTGATATACCCGCGCCGCCTGTGGCGCTTGCGCCGCCACCCGAACCACCATTGGCCCCATTAAGCCCAGCAACGGAATCGGCGTCACTACCACGCCCACCCGCCGGAGAATAGTAATCGCCTATCCGAGAGGCAATACCGTTATTTCTCACTACTCCGCCTGCACCAATTGTTACCGTATGTGTGGCGACATCAAAATAGGCGTCAGTTATTAGTAAATGACCACCAGCGCCACCGCCGCCAGTCACACCCGACCCGCCACCGCCAATGATAAGCACATCAGCGAACCCCGCCCGATCCACAACAAGGGAACCGCTACCCGTGAACGTAATGTACTTGTAATTTATGCCGCCGTCGGTGTATGTGCCGGTAGCCGCGTTAGTGAAGTTCGCGTCACCGGCCCCGCTAAAAAGTATCCATGCACTACCGTCGTAGCGGTACCCCTTATTGTCGTCGTTAAGGCTGCACATTTGGCCCTGTACCGGGCTAGGTATTGCGGCGTCACGCGCTGCCGCGTTCGCAAACGGATTAACACCGACAATGTCGATACGCTCCGCTAGCGCTTCAGAGGCGCCGGGGTAGTTTGCGACTAGGTCGGAGGATTCCACATAAGGATTGCCTACGGGTGTGACTGCCATTTTATAACCTCACTAGATCGGATTGGGTAACTATTTCAAACCATTGGGCGCCCGGGCCAACTTCTCCCCATGTAAACGCAGGGGCGACCTGTCCCCATTGTAGGACCTGCAAAGAGAATCTAGGGTCTGATATTGACAGTGTCATGATGTGTTGCCCGTTGTTGTAGGAGTCCGTCCAGCCTTCGACGATCCCGTTAAAGTCAGGGTAAGGGCCCGAGGCGGGTAATCCTCTCACGGTTACTAGGTCACCCGATACGAGCTCGAGTAGTGCGGTTGTGTCGGTTACGTCAAGTTGATCTACGAGCACCGATATTTGGCCGAGGTTCCACAGCCCGTTCGCTTGCGCGGTCATAATCCCCGCGGCCCGTGTCGTCGCGTCGCTGAGGGTTTTAATGTCCGTGTCGAGCCTGTACTCACGCCGCCCGTATTGCGTGATCGAGGCGCTATCCGTTTGGCTCACTGACAGGTCAGGGCCATAAGTCACCGTTACGTCGTTAATGAGTGGCGTCAGAGTCTTAGCCCACGTAGGGGCGAAAATAACCCCGGGGGCTTCGAGGTTAAAGCTCGTTGGGAATAGCGGGTAGTCGGCCCATGTGCCTTCGGCTTCTGACCAGGTGCCGACCTGGTTAGCCCATATCCCGGGGAAAGTTGTCGAGCCCCGGTTACCGTAGTCCTCGAATATGATTCGGCCTGTCGGGTCATCGTAATAAGTGGCCCCCGTTCCTTGAGCGATACGACCGAGGGCGTCAAGTGCGGTAGAGGGTTGCGCGTCGGCTTCGAGGATCGCGTACAGGGTGATATCGGGGTCGCCTGCGTTGAGGTAGTCGAGGCCAGTGGCGTCCAGTATTCCGGTTACCCGTTGGCGTGCGCTTTGCTCAATGTAGCCAGAGGCACCGACATCCGTATAACCGAGTTTGGCTAGGTTCCCCATGGCCGTAATCGTCGTGATCGCGGTCGGGGTGCCGGTGCTAATGAATGAAACGTTAAGGTCACTAATCGCACCGGTGAACCTATCGACACCATCGAAGGATATTGCGACCGTGTCGGCTAGTTCCAGTAGTGGGCCAGTGTCGCCACGTAGCACTATTTGGGTATTAGAGGCGGTCGGGCTCGAGGTCACATCTGAGCGACCGTGGGCTACCGTGACGTTAAACTCGAATAAGTCCAGGTCGATCACCGACCCGGCCAGAGTGATTTCAAGTGTCATGTGAGCACCGGGGTGACGACCGCACCACTACGGGCATCCGAGTTACGGATCACGTTGGCGATAGCCCGAGCCACTTGTTGATCGGTAATCAGTTGTTGGGCCGCTGTCGCGT